CTTCTTCAGACACTATGTTCTGATCTATTGCTGTTTTAGTCATCATCATCATCTTCCATTTGGTTGCGCGAGAGGTCTTCTATTAATTGCTTACTAGCCTCGAGAGCCCGTATCAAGCCAGTGACTTCCTTATATTGAGCAAAGTCTTTTGGACCCCCAGATATAAGAAATTCTGTTGAAGATAATTTCCGTTCTTCTATTTGTTCTTTTAGCACGTCAAAGACGGTTTTAGCCATGATTATCCTTTATTTCATAGTTTTAAGTATTTCTAGGTTACGTTTATCTGCTTTATCTTGTTTATCGTCTTGCAACTTAACTTTTTGTTTGCCAGCTTCTAACATTATCTCAGTTTTATCTAATTTAAGTTGCTCTTTATCTGTAGCGGCTTTTAACTGAAGTTGAGCTTTTTTAATTGCTATATCATCAGCATCTTTCTTCATTTTACGTTGAACTTCCGTTTGTTTTATTTGAAGTTCTGCTTGTTGCATCTGTACTAGAGGATCTTGAGCTTTCTGTTGCGCTTGTTGTTGAGCTGCTTGTTGCTCATGTGCTTGCGTAAGTTGTTTACCTGCTTCAGCTACAACTCTAGCTAATTGAATTTCTACTTCTTCATCTAACTCTGCGTTAGGTGCTCGTAGAGGTGCGCCTAAACGCTCTTCAATTTGTTTGCGATAGTTGAATCCTAAATGTTCAGCTATGTGAGCTTGCAAGGCAGTCATTATCTGTTGTGCCTGTGGATTTTGCCCTATCATTTGGGCTACTGTTGGATCTTTCATAAATGACATATGTGCGGCTATATGTGCGTCGTGATCTTGATATATAAACGCTTTCATCGGTTTACCAATTAGTGCGTTCATGTTTTCACTCACAGGATCTGCAGGTTTTAGATCATCTTTTATAGGGACAAGTTTATCTGCGTTCTTGACTCCTAGTACTTCAATCATCTGCCTGTGTAACTGGGGTAAGTCATAAATCTGTGGTGCTTGGCTGGACATCTGCAATACAGCTTGGTATTGCACCACCCTTTGGGCCATCGTAGAACTATTAGGATCACTTACAGGTATAACTTCAACCATTGCGTAATCCGCTTGTCTTGCTCCAACCTCACCTCGTAGGGGTTGGTACGAATACTCCGCTGGCGCGTATTCTGCTAGTAGAGTCTTGAGGAGTTTGAACTCTTGTTTCATAGCATAATGGACGCGAGCTTGTACTGCAGCCATAGGCTTTAGTGTCCGCTCAAGGAGTGCCAGCGTTGTGCCAACAGGAGCGTTAGCTGACATATCCGATATGTTCATGTCGCTAATTGCCCCTAGTCTTCGGCCTTCTGTAGTAATCTGATTAAGCAAAGCCAGTAGAGTTTGACTTGGCTCTTTGTATGGTAGTGGCATAATATTGTCACGGATGCTACCTGACGGTACATCAACATCCTTCCACTCACCAGGATTTATAGGTGTGTCGTCACCCTTAATACGTAGCCCACGAGATTTGAGACCTCCAGGGAGATTGGATAGTGTTCCCGCATCCACAAGCTGACGTATTAAGGATGTACCCGCGCGAGCATACCCACCAATAATGTGAATAAGCCCTAGCCCGTAAAAGCCAAATCCTGGCACATATACGTAGTGCACAAAATGTTGGCGCTTTAATTTTAATTCATCTTCAGGGTTCCAGTTCCTACGAATTGCTAATACTTCGTTAGAACCTCTTTCAATAGTTACTACATACGGTTTAGCAATCTCATCATCTGAATCGTCTATACCTTCAATAACAAGATCAGCATGTACTTCGTATATAGTATATCTATCATCATCAGTAATAGAATACCCACCTTCTTCAGCTTTCCGTTTTTCTATATCTGTGTGAAACGCTTGTGGCTCTCCAAGATCTATTTCACGGTAAAACTCGTTAACCTGTAGTTTCTTTAATTCATTTTTAGTCTTACGCATTACGTGTGTAACACGTTCTGCTGTCTCTATGTGCGAAGCTCCATAAGGTATTATCACGTCCTCAGCAGGTATATACACAGAAACTTGTCTACCTAAGTTAGGATCAAAGTAAACTTTTTTAAACGCAGAGCCTGATAATCCTAAACTATATAACATACGCTCATGTTCAGCACGATACTCGACCATGTGCTCTGTGAGCTCATAATTCATGTCAGCTTTTACTCTTGCTGCCGCCTCGTCTTTCTCTTTAGTCTCTTCACCTAATATCTTAGTTCTAACAGGCCCAGCTGCTGGAAACGTCTCACTCATAGTTTCAGCTTGAAATCTTATAGCCGCTTCAGCAAGTACGGTGGAATAAACTCCACAAGCGCCTTCCCACGGTTCTGTACGTTCTTCATACTTAAATCCTAATACATCTAAACCTTTTACAAACGTATCTGCCCAGTCTTTACGACTATCAAAGTCAGCATCTATTAACTCAATGATGTCCTCAGCTAACAAAGATAACTCATCTTCATCTAGTTCTTCAGCAATGTTGGCGGTAAACTCATTTGATTCTTTATCATCTCCAGGAATTATAGTAACTTCTACGCTACCATCATCTAGTGTAACCATATCAGGATTTACAATTTCAATCTCTAGAGCTGATTCTGGCATTTCGCCATTCTCCATAATCTCTTGTTCTATCCCCATTGGAGCAGGACTTAATCCTTTTTCTATTGCCATAATTTAATTCCTTTAATAAAACCCACTTGATGCTCGTCTAAAGTACCGAGTTTCTTCTGGCTCGTCACTAGGTAATCTAATAAACCCACCTTGTCTAAATCGCATTAATGCCATAACAGTTGAGTCAACTAAGTCATCATGACTCATAAATGGAAATCCTGCAATCTCTTCTATAACTTCTTCAGCCCAGCGTGTTTCGGGAACCCAACAAAGCCCTGATGCTACAATATCTGATACAGAGTTTAATCTTGCCAATTTGTCGCCTGACCCCCTATGTGGTGTGTATTCTTGTACGGGTAAACCCATACGTCTCATTTCCTGATAAAGCGCAGTACCCGAACTTTTTTTCTCCACTATGAACGCGTCTGGCTCCCATTCCGCATATTCTTCCATCGCCATTTCTTTAAGCTCTGGGAACTCCATACGCTTTTTTATACTATTTAGCAAGATAATATTGTATGCGTCAATATCTTCGTTAAGAAAAACACCCCATGTAGTCAAGGCTGTAAAGTCAGCTCTGTTGTGTTTCTCGGCTGCGGCATCGAGTGACATGATAATATATTCACATTTCGGCGGTTCTTCTTTTGTCCACATATTCCACCATTCTCTCTTAACAAGCGCGGCTTCTTCAGCGGTGGGTTCTTGTTGATACTGTGCACTCCACTGGAATACAGGCATAGATGCTTTAGTACGTAATAACGCTTCTAAATCAAAAAACTCAGGCCATAGGGGCTTTTGTTCCGATTTTTTAGTCTCCTTATTAATTATATCTAATATAGCAGGGAACTCAACAATTTGATATTGATCGGCTTTCTCGTTCTGTCCCATGTCTTTAGTAACACGCCCAGTCAAATCATCCATGTGCCAACGTGTTTGTATAATAGCCACACGCCCGCCAGGCATTAGTCGCGTTCTCGCTCCATATGTAAACCATTCATATGCTTTCTCGAAAACTCCAAAATTTCCGTTAATGACATCTTGTTCGGAATGGGGATCGTCAACGAGCAAGAGGTCAGCACCACGACCAGCAATAGATGAGCCAATACCACACGCATAATACTCTCCTCCAGAGTTTGTGTTCCATCTTCCCGCTGACTTTGAGTCTGATGCAAGCTGCACCGTTGGGAAAATAGACTGATATTCGTCTGTGGAGATAAGGTTACGTACTTTTCTACCAAAGTCTACTGCTAAATCTGTAGTATGTGATACCATCATAACTTTTTTATTAGGATTTCTACCTAAAAACCACGCTGGGAAGAATATAGATACTAACTGTGACTTACCATGTCTGGGAGGTATATTTACGCAAATACGATCTTTTTTACCCGCCTCAATATCCATTAACATGTTCGCAAGTATACGATGATGCTTACCAACTATGTAATCTCGCTGCATATGCTTACAAAATTCTATAAGATCATCATAAACCATCTTTACATGCTTACGTTTTGACAGCTCATCTACCAATTTATCTATTTCCTGTACTTCTTCAGGGCTATATTGGTCTAAATTAGCCAACATAGTGCTGATTTCGTTCTCAGAAAAATCAATAACGGCTTTACTCATCCTTAGTCTTCCAAAAATACTCGTCAGTGTCTCCTAATCTAGTCGTATTCCCGTTTTCTACTTGGTATTCTACGGTACTAACCTTAAAATCAGGCTGCAATGGTGTTTGTGGTGTCAAAGAGTTGTCATAAACTCTCATTCTATTGTTAGGATACAGACAAAACTGTCCATTTTCCAACTCAAGTAGGTTAAAAGACTTATGTTCAGCAGGAATTTCACTAGTGCTGTAGTCAATTCCGTTAGCGTCTGCATGATAATTATCTAAAGTAGCAATATAAGAACCTACCATAGACCCAGAATCTCTAGTTAATATCTGATAGTCCATTGATCCGATGAACTGCTTATGAATAGCAACAACACCGTAATCCATACAATTCCAGAATTGCAAATTACTAAGAGATAAATCTTTATCAGGTAATTCTGGGGCCGAAAGAAAAGCACTGATAGGTAACTTATCAAACAAAGCACCATACTCAGGTAAATAAGTTTCAAAATAAAAAGCACGTCCAGGGATAGATTTAGCACTAACCCAGACTCCCCGAACAAATTCCCCATGCCCATCTTCGTGATCCCTTAAATATTCTTTCCTAACCCAAACGTCCACAGCGGGTAGGTTGCATATTAACTCACTCATCTTTTTTTAAGCCTAACTCTTTATCCAAATCGAATGATTCACCGTCTATAACTATAGAGTCTTTTGATCTATTATCTTCTACTTTAATTAAACGTTCTAACTTCTCACGTAACTTACTACGTAAATCATCAGTAGACTGGTGTGTTACCGTAATCTCTGACTTTTCTGC